TCCTAGACGTGTAGTTCGTTATCGTCGCAGAGAAAGATTCACACAGCCCCACACTGATTGTGAACAGTGTAATTGTGCCCTCGAGCCAGGCTGTGTAGGTAATTCGGGCAACTGTTGTTGCCCTCCCTGTGACGAAAAGTGCACATCCGGGTGAATGTAGTTCGTTATCGTCGCAGACCAGAAGGTTTCGGACAGCCCCTTACAGCATGTCAAGATGAAGGATGTTGGGATAATAATTACCAATGCTCAGGGAAGACTAACTGTTGTGTTGGCCAGGATTGTTGTTGCCCTCCTGGTCCCGGTGAATGTAGTTCGACGCAGACGTGAAATTTAAATAAATGTAAATCTTAATGGACTTTCTTCAAGCTAATTGGAATATTATCAAAGAAGAAGCTTTAATTATATGGGAAAATTGCCCCAAAAGTGATCTTTCCAGAACCAGAGATCCAGTAGCCGATATTGAACTTGCTCAAGAAGTTGACGGTAATTGGGTTAGAGGTTGGACCAACGATACAGCATGGCTTAACTTTGGATTAATCTATAATAGAACTCCTATGCTTAAAAACTGTTACTACGCTGGAATGACCTACAGAATACTTAACTCTATGGATAATATAGAAATGGCTGGATTTTCAATGTTAGCTCCGGGAGGAACAATACCCCCGCACAAAGATGAACAATCTGGCTCAGACAATAATGTTTTACACCTTGGTTTGGATGTACCAGAGAAATGTTTTCTCATAGTTGACGGGCGTGTTCAGATTGAAGAAAATGGTAAAATAATACAATTCAACGATAGCCATGAACACGCTGCTCTTAACAAATCTGCTAAAAATAGAATGATTCTCTATGTTAAATTTAATTAAATTTATTATATTTTATTTAATAAATGGCTTTTGATTGTATGCAATACAGAGGTGAAGAAGAACCTGTGTCTTGTAACATTATAAATCCAAATAGTCAGCCATGGGATTCTAACTTGGGCGATCCCGAACATTTTAATATGCAAGGATTTCAAGATTTTATTCAGGATAACTACGGTAGATGGCAATTTTCGGATGAATATATAAATAAAAATTCAGAAGATATTTGCAACCCAGATGAATTTACCTTATCAGAACATCAAAAACTTTTAGGACAGTGGATTAATCCAAAAAATCCAGAAATGAGAGGATGCCTCATTTGGCATGGTCTTGGATCGGGTAAAACATGCACTGCTACCGTAATTAGAATAGCTAGAGAAATATGGAATAATAATAGACCGCATCAGAAGAGACAACCCCTTCATACAGTTATCGTAACTCCTGCAGCATTAACTGAACAATGGAGAGATGAAATGCTAAAAGAAGGTCATTGCGCGTCTCAGTGTCTTACCAAAGAGAATGAGCCGTTCGTCCCATATCCCATAGGTGATCCATTTCAAAAAGAAAATCAAAAATTCAAAGAAATACCATCAGCAAAGAAAAGAGCATATGAATATAAAACTTCGTTAGATACAGATTTATCGGATATTCATTTAGATATTGTATCGCATGATGAGTTTTTAAATGACACGCTCAAGGAAAATGCAAAACAGTACATCAAGATGCATAGATTAAGAGAAAAAAAAAGAAAAAGTCGCAGAACCAAAAAAACATGGGTAAATTTACTTGATCCCAATAAACTTATTATAATTGACGAAATTCATAAACTGGTTAGTATCAAAGGAACTAAGTACAGAAGCCTCTTGTATGCCATCCAAAACTATATTCATCCTACAACCACTATAGTACTACTTTCTGCCACACCGCTTTTTGATCAACCAATAGAAATAGGATTAACATTAAATTTACTGCGACCTCCAGTTCCCTTCCCAATTACTAGAGAAGAATTTCAAACATGGTTTCAGGGCTCCGTAAGAAATGCTGAACTTCACAATAAAAAACTATTTCAATTAATGGCAACGGGCTATATTTCATATTTCTCCGGCGGTAATCCCAACGCATATCCCGATAAAATTACTACTTTCGTTCACCATAAACTTTCAGAAATTCAAGAAGACCAATATGGAGATGCTCTAATTGCTAAACTTCAAGAACAACCAGATAATGATAACACCGATAGAACCACTGATTATATCAAAATCATGAATACCTTTGACTTGAACCAAGATCTAAAGTCTGGTGATGAGATGTCAGCAGGCTGGATGACACCTATTTTACAAATTGCAAATATAGCTCTTCCCGATCCTTATCAAGCTACATATGACTACCCTAGAAGTACAAATATGTCAAATAACATAAAAATACAAGAAAGGGCGAGAAGTAAATTAAAAGAATTATTGGAAACAGCGCGCGATGATACGACATTGAATATCATTCCTAATCTTGAGTGCTTCAAAACTCGTCCAATGGGTGATCAAAATAACTTCGAATTTGCTTACAATTACCCCCCAGAAGATGAAAATGCTAGAGTCGTCCAATACCTTAATAAACTCAGTTCAAAAGACGCCTGGATACTTAATTCAATACTAACTACACCGGGAACAGCTTTTATATACACCTCTTGGGTTGCATTTGGGGCAAAAGTTTGGAAAATAATTTTTGAAGCAATTGGATGGTCTGAATGGTCTAGAACTAACAGAGAGGGAGAATTTTTTATATGGTCCGGAGATGTTGTAAGTAAAAAACAAAATACCACCAGACTGGCACAAAAATCTTTTAATGCAGGAGAGATTAAAGTTCTTATAGGAACCCGATCAGTAACAGAAGGGGTTGATCTAAAACAAACAAGTAATGTTCATATTTGTGATCCATGGTGGAATGAATCAAGAATTGAACAAGTCATAGCGAGAGCTATAAGGAGATGTAGCCACAGTAAACTACCACAGAGTGGCAGACAAGTTATGGTATATAGACATACTTCAGTTCTTAGCGAATATCCAAAAATAACTGAAGATATGAGAAATAAAATGGAGATTACTGATGGAGCCCAAAAAGGAATTAAAAAACTATTAGACATAAATTCTGTCGAAACTGTACAACAAAATACATCTATAAAAAAATTAGAAAAAACTAATACTTTTAGATCTGCATTAAAGGAAATTGCATTCGATTGCAACCTAATGAAAAACGGTAATCTTATAAAATTTTACAGAGAAAATATACCTATCTATGAAAAACGCGGAAGAGCATGGATTTCCAGTTATCAAACAACTTGGGTAGATCCCAGCGATTATAGCCACTGGAAAATTATTCGTCAAGAAGAAGATCATATAAGACTGAGAAAAATGAATAAAATATTCTATGGACCGAAGAATGGGTGGGCCGGATATCAAACTTTCCGAGAAGAATATATTCAAGAATTTAAAAGCAATCTCAATCCTGATGATGATTTGGACAAGGTTATACAAAGTGCGTTCATGAATTTGGATCCAGATCAAAAATTTGAATACGCCGAAAAAGATAATTCTAAACCAAGTACAATATTATTCAGATACGAAGAAGAAGATGAAGAAAAAATTATTAATAGCAACTTAATTACACAAGAAGATATTGATTGCTGTACTGAAAATCTATCATTAGCTACAGTTGATGTCAATGATCCTTATATTATAAACGAAGTTAATAGACTATACTCTAATTATAATTTTTTCAGACATAATAGAGAAGAATTTTTCGATAAGGATATTCACTACTTACTCAAATGCATAGAAAATAGCTATAAAATATCTAATGATGCGGAATACAAAACTAAAGTTGAGTTATTATTCGCAAAAGATCAAGAAGAAAAACAAAGACAAGATATAATTGATAAATTACCAAAAATCTTAAGAAGACAGTATGAACATGATCCTGATATTAAAATTCATGAACTTAGAGAAATACTTAAAAAGCAAAAAAAATAAATAAATTGCGTTCAATTAAAATATAGTGATTAATAAATGTCGAAGCCCGACGAGTGTAATCATGCTACTGCTGGGAGAAAACCTGAATTAGAAGCTCTCCTTCACGATATAGAAAGGGGAGGAGAAGAAGCAATTGAGAACTTTGCTGGATTTCTTACACTAGCCCTGGGCCAGCCTGTCTCTCTTAAAGATGTTCAAGATGCTTATTTTTTAAAAAGCAACGGGACCACTTTAAAGAAAACACTGAACGCCAAACTAAAAGGGCACGCACCAGGTGCAGTCGCTAAAAAAATTCTTGAACAGTGTGAGAGGGAAGAGGCGAAGGCCCGGCAAGAGGCGGGAGGAACGGCAGCCGAAGAATCGGATTCCGACGTAGAAGAACCAATAAAAAGACAAACTAAAAGCCGCAACGTCCCAAAAGCAACATCTGTTTCTGAAACTTCAATCGAAGTATTCAGGGATTGGGACAAAAATCTGATTATAGAATGGATGCTCAATAATATGCCCGAAGAAGACATAAGACAATGCATCGAGGGAGCTAGAGTCTCATCCGGAAGAACCTCTGGACAAAGCGCCACAGCAACCATCTCTGCTGGTGCTGGTGCTGGTTCTGGAGGTGGTGGTGGGGGAGGAGTAAGAGAAACAAAAGATGGAAGAACGGGTCTAAGCTCTATAGAAGAGTGTTACGACGGTATCTATGTTTGGGGCGAAGATAGGCGAGATTACGCTGTCTTCTTCTGGGATTATGCAGGTGCACTTGAAACCCCCACAAGCAATAATCATTGGTGGGGCCCTTATACGGTCAATAAAAATGAATTAGAGAAAGTAGCCCGAGAATATTGCGAGTACTCGATGGCAATTGATAATGCCTCAGCTGGTAGACAACCCAAAACTGCAACTCAACGCCGGGAAAATTATCCAAAAGATTCCGATGGAATTCCCGATTGGCTCAACGCCGATGACATCATAAATGAAGATTGGGATGCCGGGGAATTCGTTCAAGAATATGATGAAAATTGCTACTACAGGCGCTGGTTCGACGAAGAAGGCAACAAACTCGACAACCCCGAGTGTAACGTGGCATACATCCGGAATGAACCCGTTGGGAGCCGTTTCGGTCAATCGTTCGTTGGAGCTCAGGGCACTGTCGGAACTGTCAATGCAGGCGATAACATGTGGGGCATTAATCCAGCCCCAGGAGTACCTTACGGCGAAACTTTGAACTATCAGGAACCCAATTTCTGTGGTCTATACAACCAAATTCCCGTTAAAAGAAAATACCCAGGCCCCACAGGCGGTTCATGCAAATTTGGAAAACGTAAAACTACCAGACGTAAAACTACCAGACGTAAAACTACCAGACGTGAAACTACCAAACGTAAAACTACCAAACGTAAAACTACCAAACGACAATACCCCAGCAGCTTCAGCCAAAAGCCTACCTGTCAGAACCACCAGAACGGGTAGAGATGGAAAACGTTATATTGTCGTTATCAGAGCTTCAGGAAAAGCATGGAAAAAGGTTGATAGATCTAATGTTAAAGGACGCAGAAAAAGTCCCACTATTAGTGCATCAACGCAGAAGGTTGGAACTAAGAAAAGAGGAAACGATGGAAATATGTGGGTAATCAAAACAGCTAGATCTTCAACCGGCCGCAGATATAGAGTTTGGAGAAGATTGTAATTTATTTCTCATGTACTATTAAAATGCCTCTTTCTAAACCAAAACTAGATTCGGGACAGTGGACAGCTATTATATTAATACAGACTATTATAATAGGAACAACTATGCTTATTGTAGCTTGGCAAGAAGGTTGGGGAAGTTTCAAGATAGATGACAGTTAAAGTATTTAAGGATTATTACAATATTTAATCATTATGTTTTTAGAAGTAAGCAAATTTGCTGCAGCAACGGGCAGAGACCCTTTCGTACCAAAAGAACAAGTCATTTTATTGGTACTCTTAAGAAATGATCCAATTGCTGTAACAAGATTGCTATATGATCAGGGATATATTGAAAAAGTGGAAGAAGACGACGACGAAGACGACGACGAAGACGACGACGAAGACGATGAAGAAGACGAAGAAGAAAATGATGAAATTTGGACTTTAGCAGATACTCTTGCTAACAATGTTAAAACTTCCGAACAATGTAGAGAAGCGCTTGCGCTAGTGAACGATATGATTGATAAAGAGTACAAAGGCAAGAAAGCAAAAGAAGAAAAGGCTGACGCCCGCAATCTTATATATACTTCTATGGGTATTAACTGTGAAAATGATGTCATCGAAGAACTTAAAGGTAAAATAAATTCAGAAACCATTTTACCAGGTAATAAAAAAATGTATTACAAGCAAATTAATGAAAATTGGACAGTAGGAGGTAAATTTAATGTTATACTGGATGAAACCATTATAGAAGTAAAAACAAGAACATCCAGAAAAAATATAAGAAAAAATAAATATGACCTAATTCAATTACTGGGTTATATGTTTGTAACTGATAAAAAGAAAGGAAAAATAGTACAGAAATATAATTCTAATATCTACGATTCATCTACAAACAATAGAAAAGAATGGGGACTTGTACATTTTAATTCAGAACAATGGGATAAATTCCTAAATTATGAACTCATTCCATTTTTCGAACTGTGCGAAACTTGCGACCTTATAGACATTATACAAATTTTACCAAAACCTTTTGTTCAAATGATAGATGTAGAAGATGATTACGAATTCGAATCCCTGCAAAATAAAGGACATTGGACAGAAAATTTAGTTAAATTACTTAATTTTCCATACGAACAGCAGTCCACTTTCCATTATTCCACTGAAGAAAGTCGCCATCCTGAACCCCCTCAACATCTATATCCTTAAATTCAGTTAGTGTGTCAAATTTAGCTCCCTTAGGACCACGAGAACCAGTTTCTCCCTTTGGACCTCTCTCTCCACGAGAACCATCCGTTCCGTCAACACCATCAGCACCATCAGCACCAGCCGGGCCAACTGCACCTACTGTAAGCTCAGCAACCATCTTCTTTAGATTCTGAATTTCTGAATATATATCGCATCCCTGAACCATCATCGAATCTGCATAGCATCCTTGGAAACCTGCACTTTTTGCTGAAATTGTAGTAAAACATCCACCTTGTGATCCTATGGCTGCATTCATTTTATACTTATCACCCTGACAATAGTCCAAGGGTCTGAACGCATAATTAATATATTATACATTTTTATGAATATTTATTATGAACCCCAAAGAGGAGGACTTTGCAGACTCCACTCCATAAACGGTTTCTATCAGGAAAAAAAAATTAATACAGCTCAATTCAAAAAAATTTGCAAATGCTACAATAAAGAATACCCTGGAGTAGATTGTACAAAATATGATCAAGTTCCATCCGATCATGTGACCTTAACCGCCTATATTTTGGATTTAATTAGCAATATTAAAGTTGAATTAGTACCCTTAGGAACTCTTAAAAATATACTTAAGGAAAGATGGTTATGGAAAATGGGTAATATACACGACGTGTCGGATAAGGTTCCTCTAAATATTGAAGAATTCATAGGAGAATCTAAATGGATTTTTATTTTTAATGCAGTACATATTTGGGGAGCTATAAATGTCAAAAACCAATGGCACACCGTTGATAGTATAGGGGGTGTGAGACCTGTCGACATCACAAAATTAAATAAAAATCTTGGATTTATGATACCCAGAACCAGAAATGATATTATCACCAGCCTCAGATTCCACCAATCCAAAATAAAAAACTTTTATAAATCTTATACTTCCGCTACAGATTTCATTAAATTCATTAATGAGAATTTAAAAAAAACAGGAGAAAGCTTTGGACCTATTGAAACAAACGTTGGCATATTTTGCGCGCTATCATCGGTAGAAATCTTCTCAGAAGCCTATAGAATCAAAGATCTATGGAAAGATTTTATAGGTATAAACCTAGCAGATACCACAAATGATCCCCATGCCAATGACACCATTTTGTCAAATTTTCATTTCATAATATTACTTATAGATAAAGTTATTATACCTATATAAAATGAATGAAACTATTGAAGCTCTGTGTAAAGTACCTCAATACGAACAAAGATCCCCCGAATGGTTTAAACAAAGAGAAGGAAAATGTACAAGTAGCAATCACGGAACTGTTTTTGGACTTAACCCTTATCAAACTCCCCTAGAACTTTTATTCCACTATACCGGTGTTGGTAAACCTTTCGATGACAATCCTGCTACAAGGTGGGGAAATCATTTTGAAGATGAAGCAATAGAACGCTACTGCGATGCCCATAATTATAGAAACTACGATTTTGGAATGATTAAATACAACTGGAAACCCAATAGACCCAGAGCAGAAGAACTCTACTTTCTTGCTGGATCTCCTGATGGTATATCCATTGAAAAAGACCCAGAAGATCCCGACAAGGATGCTGAAGATGGAGAACCCATTCTTATTGAAGTAAAATGTCCATTCAGGAGAAAAATAAAATACGGACAAATTCCTAAATATTATTACCCTCAAGTTCAATTCAATATGCTCATTTGTGATGTTCAAAGGGCAGATTTCATTGAATATAAACCTCCACAAAAAGGAAACTCGATGGTTATGAACGTAGTTAGAGTATTCAGAGACGACGCTTGGCTATACGATCACTCACTTAAACTTATAGATTTCTGGAAAAATGTAGAATTTTGGAAAGATAAAGGAATTCAATCACATCCAGAATACCAACGATCATGGAAAGCTAAACAAGACGCGAAATGCGTAAAAGAAAATAAATAATAATACTATATAATTGTATGAGTATAAAAGGCCTAAATTATATTATTAAAAATCATGTTAAATCACCTTTTCAAGAAAGAGATATTGAATACTTTAGTGGTAGCAAATTTGGTATAGATTCTGGTATTCTTTTTTATAAATCTGCATATAAAAGAAATATTACAGGAGAATCTATAGTTACATGCTTTCTAAATAAAGCCATCTGGTACCTTGAAAATAATATAATACCTATTTTTTGTTTTGATGGAACTCCACCCGAAGAAAAAAATAACGTTATTAAAAGTAGATGGGCTAGAAAGGAAAAAATTAAGGCTAAACTAGAAGAATTAGGAGATTCCAATCCAGAACTATCACTGCGCCTTCAGAGACAAATTATTTATGTTTCTAAAGAAGAAAAAAAACAAGTTATAGAAATCATAAAGTTATCAGGATTACCTTGGGTTATAAGTTCTGGTGAAGCTGAAGGAACTTGCGCATTGCTCCAAAAAGAAGGTCATACAGACTTTACCGTTACAGAAGATGGTGATGCTTTGATGTTTGGATGCCCATCTTTCATTAAGGACAGCACCACTTACGGAAAAGTTAGACATTATGACCTTGGACACATTCTTCATGAACTAAATCTTTCCTTCCAAGAATTCTTGGATCTTGCAATTTTGTGCGGTTGTGATTACTGTCCTACAATACAGGGCATTGGACCCGCAAAGAGTTTAAAACTTGTAAAAGAAAATGGACTCTTTTCTCAGGAAATTCTAAATTGTACAGAAGAATATTGGAATTCCTTTACTGTAGCAAAAAGACTTTATACAAAACCTGTTCTTGCAGAAGATTCCAATTTAAATCTACAACTACCTCAACCCACCTTAACGCAACACTTAAAGGAAATTGGAATACCTAATAAAACAATTTCTAAATTAATTTTTAGACTCAATGCAGCTATTGGCTTCCAAAAATAATTCAACCTCACCTGTTGTTTTGTTTATATCACCCAAGTTCACATCTATCTTTGATACCAATGCCGCATCTCCCTCATAAGTAACTTTAAGCTTAGACAAACCTTTGGCAGCATTCCTTAATTCTGTCAATATAGTCTGAATAATATAGAGATCATCAACATTATTATTGATATTGTATGATACCATTGCATTATTTAAAGTTGTAAAGGTCAATTCCAACAAATTTTGTAAAGCTTCGGTCGTTGTTTGTCTGGATTCTCGATGCCACCATCTATAGAATGTCGTTTGAATACCCCTAAATTTATCTAATACCCATATGCGTCCAGCTACTATCAACTTATCTCCCGGCTCAACTTTACCAAGAACCTTTAAATTTACAAATAATTCATCGATCTGATTCTTTGAAAATCTGAACATTTATATTATTTAAGGTAAAAAACATATCTTGCGCTTAATTATGTAAAAATGGTTTCCCGAAAAACTTGCCAATGCTCATTCGGAAAGAAGAAAAAGACCACCCAGCGCCGTGGAGGTAAGAAAAAGCGCGCAGCTCTCAAGGGAAGAAGAGTTGCATACGTCCGAGGAGAGGGCGCCAGCGTTCGCAAGATTCATAAAGCTCGCA